ATAACTAATCAATCAGCAGAAAGATCACTTGCCTTGCAGCAAGAAGCTTTAGCAGATAATTTAAAAGAAACCAGAGCATCTAAAGCACAAGAAAGATTAGCAAAAACTATAGAAGGATTGCAAGCAAGAGGTCGTACTATAGCATCAGAACAGGCAGGTCTTACTGTTGGTTTGTTGTTGCGTGACGTAGAAAGACAAACTGCCAATGCCAGAGAATCTATAAATCAAGAATTAGAATCTTTTACGAGACAATATTCTAGAAATATCGAAGGTTTAATTTCACAAAGAGATAATAGACGCAACCAATTACAAAGCAATATTAATCAAGCATATAATCAAATACCTTCGTTAAGTTCGGTTATTCTTAACACAGCCACACAAGGTCTTAGCACTTTTGCACAATTCGCATGACTTCAAGTTTTCAAAGTACCGCTTTTAGATCGTCTGCTAGTCCTGTAGATACTTTTGTAGCACAACCTACAGTACTACCAAAAACAGGTGCAGAAGAACTTGCAGAGATTTTACAAATAGTAAATCCAGCATTACAACAATTTATTGGTCAAAGAATACAAAAAGAAGTTGAAAAAGATAAAGCACAAGCTACTGCTGATGTTTTAGAAGCTGAAATAAATGGTGGTGCTATTTCAAGATTATCTAATAATTTAGAAAAGTCTGAAGAAAGACAAACAGTTAGAGAAGTAATAGGCGGTTCAAGAGTTTATAAAAGACAATATGAAAAAGCTATAGTAGCGTTACAAGCACAAAAACGAGGTAATAAACTACAACGTGATTATGACGTTGCAAGAATAAATACAGGTGAGTTAGATAGCTCAGGACAACCTATTTTTAAATTTTTAAAAGAATATAGTACTGATAGTGATGAATATAAAAATTGGAGAAAAAGTTATTTAGATGAAGATTTAGAAACTTTTACACGTTTAGGCATTGACCCAAATGTAGTCAGTCAGTTTTACATACCTGAGATGGCTAAAGAATTATTTGAAGTTACAGATTATGGAACTAAACAAAATCGTAGTTTTGAATATAATAAATTTATAGGATTAATGCCTGAAGTTTTAAATCAAGCATCACAAGCTTTATCTAAAGGTGAAGAAGATAAAGCAAGTGTAATTTTAAATGGATATTTAGAAAATATGTATAAAGGAGGTATTACTGGTACAGATGCTACAAAAACGTACACAACACTTATAGATAATGTTTATGCTTTAAGTGAAAAGTTAGTTGATGTAGATATAACTAAACCTGATGCTGTTAATAAATTAGCTTTAGCTGAAGATTTCCCAGATAAAATTTTAAGTTTAGTTAAATATGGTGATAAAGACCTTAGAAGTCATAAGGATTATTTAACAAAATCAGCAGCATTTTCTACAAAGTTTGAAACGCTAGTAATGCAAAGATTAGAGTATAAAAAGAAAATACAGCCTAAACTTAACCAATTAGAAATTAAAAATAGATTTGAACAAATAAACAAAATACCTCTTACTGTAGATATGACAGATGAACAAAAAACTACAGCAATACAAAACAAACGAAATGGTTATGAAGCTTTAAAGAATGATCTTAGATTTACAACAAAAGAAGAACAAGATTATATAGATCAATTAGGTAAATCAGATAACTTTGATCTTAAAAGTGAAATTATACCAAATTTAAAAAAGAAAATTACTTTAGGTGTATTTGATGGTTTAGATAGTGACTTAGAAAAAGCTATTTCAGATATAGAAAACAATCATGCGACAATGGACAATGAAGCAATCGACTTAATAGATAAACTGAAAAAGTTTGCAGCAGAAAGTGAAGGTTTAGGAGAAGACATACAAACTTCTACAAATAACATAATGAATATAGTTAACGATAATTTAGGTATAGGAAATAAGTTTCAAATCCTTATGGGTGGCATTAATGCAGAAACTAAAAGCAATATGACTAAATCTACTAAGATCAGTTTTGATGTTCGAGATAAAATAAAAGAGTATTATATAAATTATATAGAAACAAATAATAGACGACCTACAAGTTTAGAAATACAAGAAATAGAACAACAATATGCTGTGCAAGCTTTAGCTGCTGATGGAAAACCAGAATTTGTAGAGTTAAGAAATCAATTATATCCAAACGCAGAAAATCCTTTTAAAAAATCAGAAAGACAACTATATCAAGAAAAAATTGAAGGACTAGATTTAAATAGAGAAGTACCTGCTGGTAGTTTTGGAATAGAATCTACAAAAGATGACGATATGATAAGAAGAGGAATGGAAGGAAGTGTTAATAGTGGTCAAAACAATAATAATAATTTTTTTGAAGGAGGAGTAAATTTAGGTTCTGTACCTCAGTTTGAAAATAGAAGAGGTGCAGGTTATGGCGGTGGTATGCCAGTAGAATTTAATTTACAAGAACTTTTAAATCAAGAAAACTTCCCTGATTTTGGTGGTTTAGCAGAATTAGTAAGAGGAGGAGAATCTTTAGGTAGTGGTCTTTATAATGCTTTTAATGGTGGTACGACTGATACAGCAGGTGAAATGGATATAACAAGTAAAACTATAGGAGAGATGGAGCAAATGCAAGCTGATGGTGAAGTCTTTGCAGTAGGAGCTTATCAATTTACACCTAATGTTTTAACAGAAGCTAGGGTTTATTCTGGTCTTAGCAAAGATGATATTATGACACCAGAAAATCAAGATAGATTATTCTGGGGTATGTTACTAAGTGGTAGAAAACGACCTTCTTTAGCTGCGTACCTTACAGGTCAAAGTGATGATCTAAATGCAGCACATGAAGATTTAGCATTAGAATTTGCTGCAATACAAGGACCAGATGGTAAAGGTATGTATGATAATGACAAGGCTGGAAACTATGCCAGAATAGATGCAAACTTAGTTAGAGAAGCCTTGATTAATGCTCGCAACCTTTTAATAAATAGGTAATGACAGACTCAAACTTAATTCCTCAAGACGAAAATACAGTACCAGAAGGTGCTTTTGGTATTGGGTCTAAAAAAACTGATGACTTTACAGAAAATGAAAAATTAAGAAATTTTGGCATCAAAGATATACCTAAAGCAATCTTTGAACAGTTAAAAAGCAACTCAGGTGCAATCGTTTTACCAAATCAAATTACAGAAGAAACTTTAAAACAGGCTGCTAAAACTCAAGATGAATTTTTAAAACCAAGATCAGAAGAAGAAGCTACTTTTTTAAGAGCTACAGCAGCAGGTATTGTTGATATACCAAATGAAATAAAACATATAAGTGATTTTATACAAGGTAATCCTTATGACCCAAATGAATTAATTGATTTAAAAGCTTTAGGTCTTGAAAAAGAAGGTGATTTAGATAATGCAGCATATCAAATATTTAAGTTTGGTTCTGGGTTTTTAATACCTTATGCAGGTTTTAATAAAGCTTTAAAAGGTATAAAGGGTATAAAAGCTTTACAAGGAATAAAAAATTATGACAAGATTGCTACTGGTGCTAGATGGTTTACCGCAGGTGGAGCAGCAGATTTTGTTGGTGTAGATGCTTATGACGAAAACTTATTTAACTTTCTTGCTAATATAGAAAGTCCAGTACTTACTAATAGATTTGTAAAACCTATTGTTGAATATTTATCTGCACCAGAAAGACCAGAAGAAGGAGATGAAAGTAATTTTGGAGAAGCAAAATTAAAACAATTTTTAACAGGTACAGTTTTTGGAGAGACTATTGGAATTACAGGATTAGCAGCAACTAAAGCTTTACCTAAATTAAAAAGTGTATTAGAACCCTACGCTGTAAGACTTATTGATGACGTTACAGGCGGTCCTAATATATTAAATCCAGAACAGATGGCTAATAGGACTATTCAACTATTAAAAGATATAAAAAATGACCCGACTAGATTAGAGTTTGCTAAGAAACAGATTGCAAGATTAAAAAAAGCAACTCTTGTAGGTAGTAAAGAATTTTCAGATGAATTTACAAAAGTACTAGATGATTTACCTAAGTTTGATGAAATAGCACCAAAAACTAAAGTAACAAGAAAAACTAAAACAAAAGCTACTGATTTACCTTTACAGCAATCAAAACCTAATCCTAAAATTTGGAATGATGTAGAAAGTATTACTGATGATACATGGAAAGCTACAGGTAAAATATTAAATAGAATTGTTATACCTGATGATTTTTCAGTAGAAGCTGCAAGTGCTATGGGCTATGATGAACTGCTGCCTTTAGTAATGAAAATAGCAAAATTAATCAGTCCTGATAACCCAGAAAAACACATGAGGGTTATTTATCTTGGTGCAATAAAAGAACAAAAAAGATTAGCTACAAACGTAAGTCAATACATGACCGATATAGAACAAGCTTTTATGCTTGGAGAAGATATACCAGATGAACTATTACAAAATTGGTCAGAAGATGTATCAAGAATGATAAATCTTGCAGGTCCAACTAAAAAGATAAGCAACGAAACAGCAGGTACAGTAAGAGTAAATCAACTTATAGATGCAGAACCTAAAGATGTTATTCGTAAATCTGTTGATGAAGAAGTACAAGCAGGTATTGGTGGTGGAGAAAAAACTGTTGAACGTGCAAGAAAAGAAAGATTCCAAACAACAACAAGAGATTTAGTTGAAAAGACTAGAAAACAAATAGCTGAACAAAAACTAATACCAACAAAAGAAGAGCTATATGAAGGTATGCAAACTTATATACAAAATAATGATATTGAAGGTTTATTAGGTATTACAAGAAAAGTATTAGCTATGCAGGGTGATAGTAAAAAAATAAGCAAGCTTGTAAAAGGTATGAATTTATTTGATAGAGGAGCTAAAACTTTAAGAATTAGTAATGAGTTATTTATAAATAATTTATTGTCAGCACCAGAAACACAAATCATCAATATTATTGGTTCTTTGTTTAATGTTGCTCTTGGTCCTTTAGACCTAGCAGCAGGTAGTCCAATCATGGACAAACAAATGAAAATAAGGGCAGCTAGAGAGCTTGCTACTATTTTTACCTCTTCTATAGATAGTCTTAAAGCAGCAGGTAAAGCGTTATGGCTTGATAAAAATATTCTTGATGAAAGAAGAATGTTTGGTACACAAGATGCTTATGAAAGATATGCAATAAGAATGATGGGTGATAGTGCTTTTGCAAAAAGTATAAACTTATTTGGTCATGGAGTTAGAGTGCCTTCTCGATTGATGATGGCAGGTGACGAGTTTACAAAACAAATTGCATTTAGATCAGGTCTTATGGGTGATCTTACACAACAAGCAACAGAGAGAGGATTGACAGGTAAAAGTTTTAGTATTTATGTTAATAGTAATTTTGATGAAATATTAGATATTGTTAATACAAAAAGTTTTACAAGAGGTATGGATAGTGCTTTTCCTGATTTTGTACCAAATGAAAACATTTTAGATGCATATACAAGAAACTTAGATTATGCAGCAGATAGAACATTTACAACAGAACTAGGTAAAGGATTTGGTTTAAATGGTGCAGGTTCGGCCCAAACAAAAAAACTTGCAGAAATATTGAAATCTTCTGCTTTAAGGCCAATAGTTCCTTTTGTAACTACACCTGTAAATATAGGTAAACAAGTAATGAGAAGAACAGGTGTACCAGATATGAGGACTTTATTTAAAGGTATGCCACCAAAATATAATGCAACTTTAGGAAGAATTTTAAAAGAACATAATGATAATTTGTTAAGTGATGACTTAGCTACTGCATATAGAGCTAACGGAGAAGCTACTATGGGTGGTCTTTTATGGGCTTATTTTATATCTTTAGCAGCAGCCAAAGATGACCCAGAAGCAGAATTAGCAATTATTGGTGGAGGTCATCATAATAAATATTTAAGAGAAGGAGAAAAAAGAACTGATGAATTACCTTACAGTTTTAGAACTTTACAAAAAGACAAAGATGGTAATGTAATTAGAGGAGATAATGGTTTACCAAATTACGAATATTTAGACCTTTTATCTCGAATGGAACCAATAGGTTCTTTATTTATGATTGCAGGTGATATGGCATATATTAGGGATTTTGTAAGTGATGAAGATTATGACAATGCTGCTTATGCTCTTACAGGTTTACTATCAAGAAATATAGGTAATAAATATATGCTTCAAAATGTTGCAGAGTTTATTGATTTAACAAGTGATGTTGGTGCTTTAAAAAGGTTTTATAGAGTGCCAGCAAATTACGCTGCAAATCTTGTACCTTTTTCTTCTTTATGGAGAAGCATTACAAGAGCAAGAGGTGAACAATGGACATACGAGCTTCGTGATAACGAAGGTAAATTATTAGGAACTCAAACATACGAAGGTAGATTCCCAAAAAGAAAAACAAAATTTAGAAAAGGAGATAAAAAACCTCAAACAGAAAGAATGGAAGATAGAGGAAACTATACAGAAGATTATGGTGAATATGAAGGTAATGATTTTGGTAGTTTAAAGCTATCTAATAATCCTTTTCAAGATTTAGATATTTTTGGCACAATGATAACAAGAAGTTTACAAGACTATACAGCAGGTTTTAGTGCCGATATAGAACCAATAAGAAGCATGACAACAGGTAGAATTGCAGAATACCCAGAAGGTGCTTTTTTTGGTAATTATTTTAATCCTTTTAAATACAGAAAAGAAAAAGATAATCCTGTTGATGAATATATAAGAAGATTAGATTTAAAGCTTGTACCACCGCTTGAAACTATCAGATTTAATAAATATGGTAATGAAGTAAATTTAACAACACCACAATATAACAAGCTAACAAGCTTAATACCTTTTATAAAAATTAGCTATGATGAAAAAGATAGACCTGTTTTTGACCCTAAAAATGGTAAGCGTTTTCCAGAAATAATTTTAGAAATTTCAAGAAATAAAAAGAATATAGAAGCTCTAAAAGAATTAGAATCTGATACTTCTGGTGCTATTGATGCACAAGCAATGTTAACTAGAAAAGAAATTATAAGATCAGAACTACAAGCACCAATAAGGAAACTTTGGAAAGATTACAAAAAAGTTGCTGTTGAGTACTATAAAGAATATATTATGGATAACAAAATAAAATCAATGGCTGAAAATGAAAACAGAAGAGCTTATGAAGATATAATACCAATATTCGAGAATTTCTCTGGGAATTAATTATGGCAACTAACACAGCAGCATCTTTTACAAACCATACTGGCAATGGGTCTGCTGGTCCTTTTAACATATCCTTTTCATATCTTGCAGAAGCAGAAGTTGATGTAACTGTAGGTGGTGTTTTAAAAACTATTACTACACACTACACATTTACAAGTGCAACCCAAATTACATTTACTTCTGGTAATGAACCTGCTAATGGTGTTGCTATAAAGTTTCAAAGAGATACAAATATTAGTGCTAAGAAGGTAGATTTTGCAGATGGTTCCGTTCTTACAGAAGCAGACCTTGATGCTAATAGTGACCAAGTATTATTTGCTCAACAAGAGATTATTGATAAGTTAGGAACTATTGAAGAAAATGCAACAGGAGATCAAACAGCAGCAGAGATTAGAACCTTAGTAGAGAGTGCAAGTGACAGTAATGTTTTTACTGACGCAGATCATACAAAGCTTAATGGTATAGAAACTGCTGCTACAGCAGATCAGACCGCAGCAGAAATAAGAACACTTGTTGAAAGTGCTAGTGATAGCAACGTATTCACTGATGCTGATCATAGTAAACTGAATGGAATTGAAGCAAGTGCAACTGCTGACCAAACTGCTGCTGAGATAAGAACGCTTGTAGAGTCAGCTTCGGATTCTAATGTATTTACTGATGCAGACCACAGCAAACTGAACGCTATCGAAGCAGGTGCTACAACAGATCAAACTGCTAGTGAGATAAGAGCATTAGTCGAATCGGCTTCTGACAGTAACGTATTTACAGATGCAGATCATAGTAAATTAAATGCAATAGAAGCAAATGCTGATGTAACAGATGCCACTAATGTAGATGCTGCTG